GACTGCTGCCTATGTCCTCTGGGAGCTCTACCGAGACAAGGACAAGAAGATCATGTGTATCTCTGCCTCCAAGGAACGGGCAGACAACAACTCCATCTTCATCCAGAAGCTCATCCTGTCCATCCCTTGGCTCAGCCATATGCGGCCCAACAGTGATGAGTTCCGCTGGTCCCGCATCTCCTTCGACATCGGCGGCTGTAAGCCCACCCAGGCCCCCTCCGTGAAGTCTGTGGGCATCACAGGGAACATGACGGGTTCCCGTGCAGACATCATGCTCTTCGATGACGTAGAGGTCCCTGGTAACTCAGCAACAGACATGCTGCGGGAGAAGCTCCTCCAACTGGTGTCCGAGGCTGAGGCCATCCTCATGCCTAAGCCCACCTCCCGCATCCTTTTCCTCGGTACTCCCCAGACCACCTTCACGGTCTACAGGAAGCTCGCTGAGCGTGGCTACAGGCCCTTTGTGTGGCCATCCCGCTACCCAGAAAGGCCTGAGCTCTATGAAGGCCTCCTTGCCCCCCAGCTTGAGGAGGACCTGGCCAATGGAGCAAAGCCTGGAGACCCCACCGACACCCGCTTCTCTGACATCGAGCTGATGGAACGGGAGGCCTCGATGGGTCGCTCTAACTTCCAGCTCCAGTTCCAACTGAATACCACCCTCAGTGACGCTGAGAAGTTCCCCCTCCGCTTTGCTGACTTCATCGTTACCCCCCTCGGTAATGAGTGTGCTGAGCGCTATACGTGGTCCTCAGATCCCCGCTACGTCCTAAAAGACCTCCCCGCTGTGGGGCTGCCTGGAGACAGGTGGTATAGCCCCATGTTCATTGATGCCGCCTGCTGTGACTACAGCGAAACCATCGTCTCCCTGGACCCCTCTGGCCGGGGCCTAGACGAGACGGTTGCTGTGGTCCTCTCCCAGGCCAATGGCTACATCTTCGTGAGGGATATGGTCGCCTTTAGGGACGGCTACTCCGATGAGACCCTGAGGGCTGTGGTTGCCCTAGCCAAACGCTATAAGGCCGGAACCATGCTCGTTGAATCCAACTTCGGAGACGGCATGGTCTGTGAGCTCCTCAAGAAGCACCTCCACCAGCAGCAGGTCAACATGCACGTTGAAGAGGTCAGGGCTACGGTCCGTAAGGAGGAGCGGATCATTGATACCCTTGAACCCGTCCTCAACCAGCACCGCCTGATCATCGACCCCAAGATCATCGAGTGGGACTACAGATCCAATCCAGACGTAGCTCCTGAGAAGCGCCTGGAATACATGTTTGGTTACCAGCTCTCCCGCATGTGTCGGGAGAAGGGGGCCGTTAAACACGATGACCGTATTGACGCCCTGGCCCAAGGCATCCAGTGGTTTACTGATGCCCTTGCCCTGTCAGCCGCTAAGCAACAGGCCCAACGACGTAACGACGAATGGGAGGCCATGCAGGAGATGTTCATCAATGAACCCCAGCGGGCTGTAGACGCCCTTGCCCTTGGGATGGGCTTCCTGGAGCTCAAGCAAAGACCACCCAGGAAAGGGGTCTATGACTGGACTCAAGCTGGCTAGAAGGCGTTGGTATGACTGGATTCAAGCGGGCTAGCGTTAGGGTGACCAATAACAAGGGGGAACACCGCTTGGGTTCCTCCTTCCCCGCCCTCATCAGGTTTTGGTAGTTCCTGAATGACGGCAACAGATACCTCACTAGCTCAATCAGGCCCATATCCCCCCAACCTCCCCATAGACCACTAGGTCGTGGGGGGGTAAGGGGGGGTAGTTTTGAACCCCCTAAACATTTCCTACTGCTAATCAGACCATATACCTTATACAGGTAATAACACGTTTAGACCTTATGAGAATCATACCGTCTAAACACGTTATACGTGTAGTATTAACACTATTAGACATATGAGTATCATCACTCTAATCACGTTATACGGGTAGTAGTGTTGATGTTATTACTTAGTGTATACCCCTTATGACGTATCCGCCTAGGAGTATGAGAGAGCTATAACCGTCTATGACGTATCCGCCTATGATCCTTAGAGACCTGCTGTGTCTAACCTCCTCTATGTCTGCTGTTATGAGATAGGGCTATGGCTACGGGAACATCACCCGTCCTTTGCGTCTATGCCTGCTGTTGTCTTGATGATGGACTACTGTCGTCCGTATTGGGTGGAGAATAAGACCGCCCAGACGATGGATGACGTGGATAGTCAGATCCAAGAGCTACATAAGGAGTGGGGTATAAGCGAGCCTAATAAACCGATCATTACTGAGAAGCCTTCTCAAGTAGAGGGATTGCCTGAGCTACGGATTACTGCGCCTTGGTATCAAGCTGATGACACCGATTGAACATGCCTATCTCTATGTCTGCCATCGTCTGGAGAAGATTGCGGAGATACTGAAGGACCCCTACTGCAAGATCACTGATGAGCAGAAGGAGAAGCTAAGAAGGGTTGCTTATGCTTTGGAGGAGGAGTGGATCCTGGACCCGTCGATGCGGGTTCCTCGGGGCTAGTCGGAGTAAAATGACGGAAAAATGGGAAGTGTATACGAACATGTGTCGTCTGCTAAAACCCCCCATAGGGGGTTGGAATAACCTACCTAGAGCCCAATCCTGCCAGGGTTAGGTATGCCAACTCCTGCTAGCCCAGTGCCTGCCTGGGTTCTCATCAGTTGCGGTATCTGATGAGTGCCAGGTATAGGCAAGCGAGCCCGGTAGGGAGAGGCATAACAGTAGCATTATATCATAATGTAAAGGAAATGTAAATATGAAATGATCTGTACCGGCCTAAGTAACACTACGTAGGCCTACGTACTACTACTCAATCAAGCAGCACCCATCCCATTTGTAACAGTCTATGAACATGGGTTTTCACCCCAAATCCCTTGCAACCACTGGGCTTGTGACACTATCCCAACTGTTTAGGCGAATCTCACTTGCACAACCGCCGATGAAGGGCCATGATGTGGTCAAGCGAGGGAACACACCAGTTCATCGCTTGCACCTAGACAACTGAACGGCCCGGACAACGGGCACCATCACTGGGGATCACTGGCCAGCCAGTCTAGTCCGTCAAGTCGGGCTGATCCCTATTGCCCATCACTGAGATGGGCCATCACCATTTCCAATCATGGAAACCACGATCACCAGCCGCAACACAAAGGATGAGATCCTCTCTCATGCCTGTGAGGCAATCGACAGCCAACAGGAAACAATCGCCCGCCTAAAGAGTGAGCGATCCATTCTTGTCTGGATTGTCGTTTGCACAGCTGCACTTATGCTGATCCGTTAAGACGGGTGGCCAGGTTTAATCCCTGGCCCAGCTATTGCCTCTCACTGAGAGAGGCTAATCAATTAACCACCATGATGATGCTTGATCTTACTGAGGGAGGGATTGATCTTTACTATGATCTTATCGCGTCAGCGACTCACAGTGCTAATTACTGGCAAGGCAGGATAGATGCTGGTTTCAAAAGCATCTATCCCAACATAAACCTAGCTAGGGAACTAGCACTTAACACTACTGATCTTTACAGGTATATCTCCTGTCTGTCATCTTGCGAATCCAATCACTTCTAGGCAGCATCACAACAACAACAACAACAACAACAACAATGACCCACGCCACAAAGAACGACCGCAAACATTTCACGCGGTCTTATGCCTCAGTTGATGAAGCAAGAATCAATCCTAGGGTTCTACATTCTTGCCCATTTGATTGTTCAATGCTTGCCGACATGTACATCAGCGGCAGGCCTGAGACTGTTAGCGAGGAATTAAGGAACGACTTTAGGCTCTGGATCTTCAGGGAGTTTCACTATCACAGCATTGGGGAAGTCTTGGAGATTACCAGTGAGGATGTATCTCCTGAACTGATGCTTGCCACTTGGCAGGATAAGGGAGTGCTGCTAGTTAGTGATGCCCATTCAGAGCATCCGTTCCTTAGTGTTGCTGATAATGTACGCTTCAGGGCAGTACATGACTGGCACCACATTGTATTGAACGCTGGCTTTGATTTGGCGGGGGAATATAGGACCTTCGAGCAGACTCTATTGTCTGCACCTAAAAGGCTTTGGTGGATTCTCTTCAGTGAGATAGTGCTTCAGGCCGCAGCTTGCATCTATACGGGAGAGTTTCAGCCCCAGAAACTAGTCCGCACTGGTATCTTTTGACGCCCTATCACTTCCAATGATGCAAACCACAATGATCCTACAGTCTAAAGGTGCTCGTCACATTATCGGCACCTATTATCTTGCCACTGAGCAGGATAAGCATAAGGGATTCAACTGGTACAGC